GATAATTCGAAGTTGGTTAATTCTTCTTCTCTGTAGCCTTGGATGTATAGATGCACAAAAGCAATCTTATATAATTCAGAAGTTATGATTCTTTGGATCTTTTCTACTGTTCTACCAAAGCGAATATCTTCTGCGGCAAGGGTTGCTTTACCTTGTAACTTCTCGTCATACCCTAAGAATGCTTTTGGTATTCTCAAAGCAGCAAACAACTTATCTCTTAAGTAATTTACGTCTGTAATACCGTCGTACTGTAATCCTCCTAAAGTATCAATCTTAGTTGCAGTGTCATTACCTCTAACAGGGATATAGAAATCCTCCATTAAGTTCTGCATGTTATACTTTAAGTTATATTCTCCTGTTTGCTGATCAATGTAAGGAGTACGCTTCATTTTAGAGATAGCTTTCTGCATAAAGTTCTCTACTTCTGCAGGAGGAATACCTCCTACGTTCATATAGAAAATACGCTTCTCAGGAGCTCTTACAATCCTATGAACCAACATTGCATCTTCCATCAAGGTATACTGCTTGAATAATTTTCTAGCAGGTTCAATATAAGAACGGCCGTAAGGAAGGAAGTTAACATCCGTTAATAAACGGAAGTGAGCTACTTCATAGTTATCAAAGTAAATTGACTTAGCATCATGCTGGTTTGGGGTCTTGAAATACCCGTATGTATCAGCAGCTAGCCCATCAGGATCATATCTAAATCTAACAGCGGTTGGATTTTCTGCATCGTAACGTTCTTGTCTTTCAATATTAAATGCAGCAAAAGGAATTACATTATAAACACCAAACTTTTCTGAAGCTTCTAATTTTAAGAAGAAGTCTCCATATTTGCACATATTCCTAATCCACCAACTTAAGTTAAACTCAACGTTTAATACGTCGTAGAATAAATTGTAAAGAATCTTTTGTATATTCTCGTCACTAGATTTAATGTGAAGAACTTCTCCCATATCATTCTTAAGGGTAGATTCTTCTGAAAGAATATCAAGAGCTGAAGCAATGATTGCATCAGTATCCATTGCATCATATTCAGAATATAACTGCGTTCTTAATGTTTGATAGTTAAAAGAAGATTGGTATCCGTAAAGAGATGTTGGTGATGTTGTATAGATTCTATTGTATCTAGCCATCAAAGAGTTATTTTCTAACTCTCCTGACATCTGAATTTGGTTAGTATCAGCTACTTTTAATTGATCACCACCGACGTTCCGGATAATAACATCTGTAGAAAATAATCTACGTAATCTCGAAAATATACTGGTATCAGCCATTGTTTAAGTAATAATATAAGTATAAATAGTTAATAAATCCAGCTTATATCTTCCTTTCCTCCTTTACCGTTATCGATTTCATACGGGTTAGCTACGTGAGAAGGTAGGTATACTCCTTGGTAAGAAGGTTTAGATACTGTAATATTATTTAATGCATTACGGGTAAGGTCTAATCCCTGCTGTCTGAACTTTAAAGCAGTGTCTCTAATGTACATTCCGGTACCAAAAGCCATTACTAAGTCGTCATTATAACCGCCTTGAGCTTCTGCTCTGCCATTCTTCCATATAAACACTTTCATTTCCTCGATTAAGCGTTTGGAATGAATAGTAACTGCTTTTTCGTTAACGTATTCTTGAAATTTACCGATTACTAACGGTCTAGTACGGGCATTCATAGAGAATCCAGCTACCATATTTGAGTTATAATCGTATTGATCAAAGTAAGAATCGGCAGAAACATTACCTCCTTTAGGTGAATAGTAGAGATTATCGTACCCTCTATCGATTACAGTCTGGATTGTTGACCATCCAATAGAAGCATTTTCAATTACAAGTAATGCTTGATTGTATTCTGATGCTATACCTACTAGTAAATGACCAAAATCCTTGGTTCCTAACTGCCCTTTATATTCTCCTACCTGAGTGTTGTTCTCAATATCGATGATATGAAAGGCTGAGCAGTCTTTTCCATCACCTCTAGCTACGTCAGCTACTACCATGTAGCTTCTTGAGTAATCAACGGGTTCCCAAATCCATAAATTTTGATCAGCACCACGTTTTTCCATAGGGTCTCTGATGTAGGTCTGCTGGTAGAACTCTAAATACTCTCCGTAGAATACAATATCCCCAGAGGTAGCAAAGTCACAATCACATTCCTGTGCTGCCAGACGTGGATCTCCTAGTAGATTATCCTGAGCATCTCTCCAGGTTTGATCTCTTTCTGGGTGTACATACCAAGGTAATTTAATTGGTAAAAATTCATTCTCTTTTGCTTCAGCTCTAACCCAGGTTTGGTGAAACCAGTTACCGGTTCCGCAAGGAGTTGATAGTATAATAGCACCGCCACCCGTAGCTAAAGTCTGTTGAGCGGATGCCCATGTTTCGGCAATGTTATCGATGAACGCGGCTTCGTCAATTAACAGTAGTGATACGGCTTCTGAACGAGCAGCATCTGAATTTGATGATTTAGCTGTGATTTTAGACCCGTTTGATAGCCGTAAACTCAGTTTGTTCTTTTCTTCTGCATCAATTTTTAACCAAGAAGGTAAGTTTTCATACATAAACTGCACTTTTGATACAAGATTTCGTGCAGTTGCTTGTGTGGTTGCAAGGGTTAAAACGTTTTTATCTTTATGAAAAAGCATTAACCACAGTGCATATCCTGCTCCTAAAGTCGAAATACCTAGCTGTCTTGACTTTAAAATGATAGAATATGGGTTATCTTGGAAGTGTTTTAGTACTTTTTCCTGAAAAGGATATAGATGAAATAAGATTCTACCCCGTAATGGATGCTGGATATAGCAGTATTTTTTCATAAAGTGAATAGGATCAACTACGCACTTAATGTATTCCTGCCGGATGACTGATTTTAAATCTGGTTGACTCATAGACCAAAGAATAGAGAAAGGACTATAGTTACTATCGCAACCGCATAAGCTCCGTTTCTCGATGTTCTTAGATTCTCAATTTCTTTACCGTAAATTGTAATTATAGAATCTTTATTATTTACAACCTCTTTGTAATTCTTTTCATTAGCTTTAAAAACATTGATTGTACTATCTCTATGGAAGATAATAGTATCTTTTGCAAAGATAATTTCCTGTAGGTTTGAAATAGAATCACGGGCAAAACCCAACTGAGTTCCACAGTAGAGTCTTTCCTCTCTAACAATTAAGGCTTTCTTCAAAGCAGCACAAGGTACTCTACAAGTATCACTTGAAGCTTTCTGAGAATAGAGTGGCGACATCGCTATTAGACATAGCATTAAGACGCTTAAGATCTTCTTCATGTTGTTTTTGTTCTCTGGCAGCTTGAGCTGCGGTTTGACTTAGTTTTAATTCCAGTTTGTTTATCTTAGCCTTCTGAATGTCAGCTAAAGAGTCTAATTGTTTCACCTTTTGGTGATTTAGTTTAATCTCGTTATTCAAAGAATCAATTCTTCTTTCGTAGATAGAAACATCGGGTAGTTTCTCTGCCGGTTTAAAAAAACGGGTATACACAATACCTATTCCAAAAACCAAAACAATAATCCATATTAGTGTTTGTTTCATGACTTATGTATTTTTAACCTAAGAGTACCGGTTCCTTTAATCACTCGGTGCCACTCATGTCTTTTTATAAATATAGCTTCATTTAAGGAAGTTGGCAAGCTATTATCTAGCTGTAACTGCCAATCAGTTTCTCCAAGTATCTCCACGGTTCTATCTTCGTCATCTCGATGCCATAATAATTCTATGGGGTCAATATTTTCATCGAACTCACGAATGATATATTCATTAGTAACTTCTATGTCTCTGTAAGGTTTCTCCATTCAGTTAATCCATTTAATTGTTGTTCAGTCCAGCAATTGTAGTAGTTAGTTAATTTAAGATTGTTTGACTTAGAAAGCAAATCTTCTAGGTCCTGTACCACCCATATGTAACAGTCTGGGAAGTTAGTGGTTATTCCGTTAATAGTGAAAGGGGATCTAGGATCATTATCAAGTACTACTTTATTACTGCTTCTAAAAGTACGATTCAACAGTTCAGTTTTTGCTTCTAATGCTTCTACTTCGTAAATTTCGTAATTAGGTAAGTAAAAGATACAGACTTTATAAACTTGTACGTTAGCATTACTAACTTGAAATGCGATACTATCTAGATCGGTTTCTTCAATTGTATATTCTTGGAGTTTGATAACCGGTTTAACAAATGGACAGATAGGCATGTTACTTAGCTCCGGTCTAGGAATAGTAAGTTCATCAAACCATCTTTTTAATTTTTCTACTATCATAATTTACTGTATGAATGTATGGGCGTACTCACTATAACTATCGTCGAAATGTGAATAGTTAACAGTTATTTCTTCACCGGGTTGAATATCCTCGGATGCTACCATGTATAAGGACCCACTAGTTATTGAATTAGATATACTACTATGGTTTTGAAAAACTGAATGATCGCATGATGAGTAAAAGTGATCTCCTTCTCTCCAAAAATAAACATCTATAAAATTTTTCTGAATGGTGTTTAATTTTTCTAGAGTATCTTTATGAATCTTAATATCTAAGCCTTCTATAAATTCCCAAATAATAGTATCTTTAGGAATAAACTCTTTTGCAAAAACACCAAAGCCTTTATCCTTAGTTTTTTCGATATATGTACTAATAGTAAACATCTACTTATTAACTGAGTCAATATCGTAGTAGAAAGAATCTGTGTCTTCAGTGATCCATTTATCAGCAACTGATTCAACTGCTGGTAGGGTTTCGTCTACCTTAATGTCTTTAGGATTCATAGGAAATTCAGCAGTAACCCAGTTAGAGTCTCTCCAATATATTCTGTTATTTGGCATACATAATAAGTAACCATCATCGGCTACTAATACATGACCGGCTTTATAATCAGTCGGTTCATCGGAGTATGGATTATCATACCAATCTACAGTAAAAAGATAAGTTGCCCAAATTTTAGTTTTATCTCTTAGAACAACTTGACATCTTTTTTCTAATAAAAATGAATATTTTTTTATAGCAACATTTTCGCTAAAACAGTCCCATAATTGTTTAAAATAAAAGGGAATGTCTTTTGTAGGTGGTTTAATAAATAATTCTGAAATAGGGACTCTGGATCTTACCATTCCAAAATCAGTCATTATATGAAATGTTAAAATTTTACCTGTAATAGATTGAATACCAAATGCGTAAGCATTATCATAGGTATTTTCGTCCTTAATGTTGTGGGTATAATGAGAACGTCTTACTAAACATTTAAAGTAAGGAATATTTTCATTAAGCATGTTATTTTTTGTTGCGAATCAACAACTCACCTAAAACCTCTAAACGTCCCACCTCTCTTTGAAATTCTACAGGAGACATATTAAGAGAAATTTTACCTAAAGTTTGATTAAATTCTTGTTTAGCTTTTTTCTCGTCAAATTTACCTTTAGCGGCTTTACCATAGTAAGGAGCTTTAACTTTAAAATGATTATAAGTTAACATTGCTAAACCTCCTTTTGATTGAGCATTTTCAGCTATTTTAGCAGCACCTTCACCACGTTTTTTAGCAAATTCTTCAAAAGTTTCTTTAACTTTTTTTGCTTCAGTTAATATATCAATTAATTTTATCATTTTGTTTTTCCCCAAGTTTTACCTTTACCTTTTTTCTTACATCCAGCAGGAGTAGGACGACAGGCAGGATATTTAGAACGTTTTTCACCTTTTTTTCTACCACAAGCTTTATATCCTCCTTTACCATCAGGTGCATTACAATCTACCCATCCGCCTTCTTTACCTTTTGGACCAGAACGTTTAAACCACTTATGAAGGCTTTCATCTTCATTTAGTTCTTGTAAACTTAAAGCTTCCCAAGGAATAACACCTCTATACTCTAAAGTGTCTCCTTCATTATCTTGAACGTTTTGATCAATGAATAATTTAGATTTATCTAATTTATTAGTATCTACTTTTAATATAGTAATATTATCTAACCAACTTTCAGGAACCATTTCTGATTCTTCAGCGTATGATTCAGCTACATAAGGATCTAAAGCTAAGTAAACATGTCCTGAGATTGAATCATCCCAAGCTTTTTTGCTAGAAGAAGTGTCTAGTCCTATTTCTTTTATTTTTTTAAGAAGTGGTTTATAAGTAGCATGATATAAGTACTGAGGTACATCTTCAACTTCTTCTTTTAAATCTTTCCAAATTTTACCGGCACGGCATCTTACTACAGCACCTGATTTATAAGCAGATGGTTTATCGTATTTACGGTCTGCAATGCGTAGACATCTATCCCGCTTCTTTTTTTCTTCTTCGAGAACTTGGTTTAATATGTCTACTAGTTTAATCACTACCAGAATCCTGAGTAAGAACCTTTCAGTCCAAGCAAGGAAGCGTATCTTGGTAATCTACAAGACCAGTAGCCTGCTTTAGTTTTATCTTTTTTATTCTTACAGTCGTGACGGTCGGCAAAAGCTTTTCTTGCTTTTGGATTATTAAT